ATCTTTCGAATGACTTTTCCATCCAATTAACATTTGGTTCATAATGTTTGCCATTTTTCCACAAAGTATATCCTAAATCTTGATAATATAATGATTTACATTCATCCCAATTAGTATAATCTATACCTATTTTGGCTTCATGACTCTTACCATCTACTATCTTCAACTTATCTGCACTTCCTGTATCTCGTGGAGCATCTTTCTTCTGATTTTTTAGTACTATTTCAGCACCATCATTTAAAGCTTCTTTTCCTACTTTTGTACCTAATGCACCTAAGTCCTTTAATAATTGCTCTAAATCATCAAAACCTTCCATTATTTCACCACCTTGGCACGGATAATAAGCCATTCATTAGCTTCATCGTAGTTATTTACGTAATCAATTTCATAGTTATTGCCCTTATAAACAATTCTATCTTTATTATTTATAACACTATCTCTTCTATATCTTACATAGAAATTCTTTACTATTTCTGCTGTATCTGTATAATATTCTATAAACTCTTTACCACTAACCCCTGTTATTTTTGCTCTTGTTGTATATAAATCTACCCATTTTTTTATCGGCCTATTATCTTTATCTTTTTCAACAATAAATCTCTGAAATGTTATACTTTTATTAAATTCACTTATATTAACTTTAAAGCTCATTTTTAACACCTCTTATAGAGTTTAATAAGCTTCTAATTATCTTATTGCTAGATTTATTATCTACATAAGATTCTCTATTATTGAATAGATAAGTTACATTTGAAATAATGATAGTTTTTATCTTACTTTCTTTTACCATTGAAATTAACTCATCTTTATCTTTAACACCTAATAATTCTATTAATCTTTCTATAGTCATATCTATATAAACATTTAATATATTATCGTAATAAGTATCATCTTCATCAATACTTAAAGAAATCTTACATAGTTTTAAATATTCTTCCATAAACACACCCTCTTTCTAAGGGTAAGGGTATAAATAAATATACCTATACCCCTAAATTAACTATTCATTTTGTTTTTTGATAGCAACAATCTTTTGTGTTTCAACAACCTTTGCATCTAATTCAACAAATCCAACTACTCCATACGCATATTGTTCAGCGTATCTTTCTTTTAATACTGATACTTCTATATTGTTAGCTAATTTAACATATAAGCCTGAAAAATCACCATAGTAAATAGTTCCAGCTGGTACTTGTTCAGATAATAATACATTCTTACCTAATATACCCCATCCGAACTCCTTAGTAGCATCTGGGTTTAATAAATATTGTCCATCTACTGATTTAAATTTTCTACAAGCCTTTAAATCAGCAGGATTCATTAACCATTCACAACTACCTTGTAGAGCTGAAGGCACTTTCATTTGACAATCAATTAAAGCGTCAGCATTTATAGCAGAAACTTCTTCAGCTACTACTTTAGATAAACCATCAATCTTTGAAGGTGTCCCAACGATTAATTCTTTTTCTAAGAATTTGGCAATTGATTTAGCTACTGCATTCACTACATAAGTTAATAAATCAAAGTCAGTTCTATTTAATAATGATCTTGATACCTTTGTTAATGCTCTAGCTATGAATGCACCTAACTTAACAGTTTGGAATGTTGCATCAGTTCCAGTACCTTCTGCCATTTCATCCATATAGTTGCATGTTGGAATAGCATCTTCTTTAACAAATGTTAATTCACCCACAACATTAAACTTAGTTGCTCTCGCATATAAAGGAGATATTTCTTCTACCTTAGCAATAATTTGTGATGAAATTGAGTTAGGAATTATTGCACCATTCTCCCCAGCCTTCATATCGTTAGCGATGCTTGTTCTCACAAAATTTACGAACACCTTTTCTTCATTATTTAATAATTCCTTGTTTTCTAATACTTTATTTTCCATTATTTTTACATCTCCTTCTTGTTGTAATTCATTTTCTATTTTTTCTAATTTTTCTAATTCAGACTTTTTAATCTTAATTTCATCAACAATAACTAATGCTTCATCTATCTTATTTTCTAGCTTTAAAGCATTTACATTGTTTTTTAATTCTTCTATTTCTCTATTTAATTCATCAATCTTAGTCATGTTGCTACCTCTTTCTTTCTAAATTTTTTCAATAAAAAAGAACTAGCTAAATTAGTGCTAATTCTATTTCTAATAATTTAATTTTATTTTCAATTTCTTTATCATCTTCAGTCTTATCTAAAGAATTCCTTAAAGTATCTGGAATATTTTTATAGTTTCTTAATACCTTTTCAGATACTTTAGCTACTAATTCCTTTTTATCTTCTAGTAAAGTAATATTAAATATATCACACATTTCACTGGCAGTTAGCCATGTTTCTTCATCTATCATAGCTTTAATATCTTCTCTAGTAGAATTGTTTAACTTACTTTCATAAGCATTTAACATAGCTTCTTCAATAGTATCTAAGATATTAATATTCTTTTGCAAATCGTTAGAATTCAACATTTCCATGAAGAATCCAATCATCGGTTTATGTACCATCATTAATGATGTATTATAACAATAAACTTCATCACAGACCATTGGAAGCCATGAAGCACATGATCCTGCTAATCCATCAATGTAGCATTTAGTTTTAATACCCTTTTCTCTTTTTGCTTTATTTAATATGCCTATAATTCCTTGCGTAGCAGTAACACTACCACCACCGCTATTCACATATATATTTAATGTAGAATTATCTGGCATACTTTCTAATTTATCTTTAAAATCTATAAATGTTATATCATCATCAGAATATTTTTCGCTTCCTCCAATAATATCTCCATAAATATATAATTCATTATTAGTAAAATTATAGAATTTACTCATTTAATCACCCCTTTCTATTAGTTAGTTAAGCTCTCACCACCACCGCTTTTCCCTGTAATTAAATTTATTGCTCTGTACCCGAAGGTACACTTGTTACTGTATCTCTTCTAGTTACATATTCTTTCCACTCTGATAAAGGTACATAGTTCAATGAAGCCATTAAGTCATCTGTGCCATCGATGTAAGGCAAGTTTTCCTTTGCCCTTATCTCTTCTATAGTCATGAGCCCCGTTTCTTTCATAGTCTTATAGAAATTAGCTCTATCTAAACTACTACCTCTTAATATTGACTCATAATTTATCCTAAAATACATAGTTTCTCTTTCTATACTTGTTAACAATTTATAAGTCATTTCATTCTCTATCATCTTAATTACTGGCAATAAACTCTCTATAAATAGTGACTTTTGAGCTTCTGATAAATTATAACTACCTTCACTTATAGAAGTTAAAACTTTAGGTACATTAAATATTTGATGAATCTTATCATCTTGAATAGCTAGAATTTCTTTTACTTGACTTTCTGCAAATGAATATGATTGAACTCCATTTCCTTGAATAGAATCAAACTTCATGCCTTCTTCTAATACAGCTATATTATCTTCGCCACTATTTAAAACTTTGTTAAACGCCCTCTTTAAATATATCTTAGTATCATCAGATAACGCTTCACCTTCTACAGTAATTATTCCTTTTATAACATTCTGTAAATTGCTATCATAACTTCTATTTATAAGCTTTGAAACACTTTTCTTAGTTGCTATTATATTTTCTAAGGCTTTAAATCTATCAAAACTATCCCTAAAGTGCAGACAATTTGCATAGTTAACTTTAACAGTCTGATTATTTATCATTCCACCAACGAAATACTGCTTAGATGTTTCGAATAAAGTTGCATTTTTTATAATATCTAACCCTATTACTTGTCCTTTTTTAGTCGATATTTTTATAAATACTTCTTTATTAATTAACATTTCTTGCAATGCTTCTTTAATAAAATCGAAATAATTATATAAAATATTTGGTCTTTTTAATAATTCTGTTAAATCATTATTTATTCTTATAGAATCCTTTTCTCTAGTTTTAAATAGCTGTAAACTCATTGAAGCTATATAGCCACTCAGCACGGAAATACAACTCATTACTGTAGAATCACGCCTTAAATCTTCTCTAGTAACATTTGTAGATATTTCAGTTATTAAATCTTCTA